AGATTTGGAACGAATGAGAATGAGCCCAAAAATCCTGCAAGTTCTTGTAATTCTACCTTTGTTGGACGAGACATAACACAAGCAAAGTCAGCAAGGTTTACGATTGCCTTTGCACGAATTCCGTTGTTTCCAACGGCGCTGACTATTTCTTAATATTATAAAAATATTATAATACCATATCCATTTCGGTTCTCATTAGCTTCGTTTCCTAAAACTAAGACACGTATTAATAGTGTCCCTACTCCCCGGCATTTCAACCTCAGGGATAGTCGATACAGGATTTATTCTATATCAGAGTATCTTTATACTCTTCAATAAAAAATTCCCACGAGATTATCATACCTATGTCTCCCGACAGGGCTCTAGACTCCCTCGTTAGCCAGAAAACTCTGACCCCTATTAATAAAATAGGAAAAGATATGTTGGGGCCAAGTTGACCCTTGAACATTTTTAAAGTCTCTAAATCCCCCCTTTTCATCATCATCATTACTAACCTGTGTTGAGGTCATAATGAACGCATTAAGCTCAACAGCAAGATTCTTTAAAGTTGTTGTGAACAATCTAAGACAAACCATATTTTCTTTTATTTCTAAAAGTATAGACTATATTTCACCATTTAGGTATAACTCTTTCGGTTCTCAGCCGCATTGTTATCGCCGCGGCGGCACGTATCAATAGTGCCCCTACTCTCTCATGATAAGAGATAGTCGTTACAGGTTATTTTATTAGCGTAATCGGCTTAATTTTGTAATAATTAAATCGCATAATCTCACCTCTACATATAGAGTGATGTTTAATTGCGATTACTCTAATAAAATCATCCCTCGGTATTGCCTGCTATCCATTTCTGGACCGTAGGTTCTCTTAGTCAGCGTATTCGTCTTTGGGATACGGCGTCATCTCGCTATTTACGCCAGTCTTATTTAGCTGATACCGATAGCCACTATATTATTTAATTATAATATAATTGTGACCCCGCTGATGAGGCGGAAAAGTTATTTTGAGGACATTTTACCTTAGTTTATCCTCGCGAAGTTTCAAATCACGATACTCATTAAGCATAGCAGGAGAAGAGAAGATGTAGTCATAGAAGATATTTTCAACACCGTGCTGGATATTATATCTTCTAAACAAATTCTTTACCGCAGACGCACATGGGTCAGGAACATGAGCAAGCAACATATTGTCCTCATACTTCTTCATAATATCAATAGCCTGCTGAATACGAGGCATTTCTTTTTCACCATATGTACCATACAAGAATATTTCTTCATTATATCCTGTAAGATATGCAAGTATCATTGTCTTGATTTCATCAGGGTCTTGCTCTGTCATTATATAAAGAACCTTTTCACAACTACCTGTTGAAACCCACTTATTTTTCTTTCTGTCAAATCTGATTGGATATGCAATATTACACGCATCACCAACCATAGAACGAGTATTATGTGTACAAATGTAATTATTCATTAAGAATAAATGTTCATCATTGTCTACATAAAAACAAGTCATATCAACAAATTCTCCGGTTGATTCAATTTTTATAATAGAGTCTCTGTCACGTCTTTCTTCTCTTTTCCCGTTATTTGTATAGGCAATTGCGATATCTAATTTTCTTTTTAGTTTAAAAAGTTTTGCTTTTACCGCTTTTGGAGCCTGGATGTGTAGATTATAACATTCTCCAATTGTATATTTGTCACTTCTTGTGTCTGTACTATAGTTACAAGTCAATCCGAGACTTTCGCACAGTTCAATAATATTATCTCTTAAAATGGGGCTTATAGTAGTAAAACCTATTCTGCCCTTTTCATCAATTGAGCCATCGGTATCAAGTAAGCCGGCAAGTAAATCATATCTTTGTTCCACTGAGCCTAATAAAAATTCTTGTGGTATGTATTTATTTTCTGACTTTAACTGCCATAATTCTGGGTATTCGCTTAATATGTCTTCAACCCATACATTTTTGTGCTTTTCTTGATTAACCAATTCAAAGCTCCAATTATAGTAATGGTCAGAGTTCCTCTTATAAGTTGAGTATCCTTGTCTATCACATATTGCTTTAACAAGTTCTTCGTCTGAGCTTGAGAATGAAAAACTTTTGTTTGATAAATAATATCTAAAGCTTCCATCTCCAAGTATTAAGCCCATAACATAAGGGTCAATCGAATAAAACTTTTCAGGATACTTTACTGGTTCTGTTACTGGAATACTCCATCTATAGCGTCCCTTTGTATCACGAAGTCCACGAGGATTGTCGATTATATTTCTTAATGTTGTCGTTATCAGTTTATTTGGATTTCTGTCATTCTTATTCGAATAGTAACTCCATAAATGCTCATCGCAGCATTCTGCAACTCTACCCGATTTAAAGTACACTTTATAGATTTCTTTCTTTTCTTGCTGAGGAAATACTTTCAGTACTTTAGTTGGATTACCAAATCTGTCAAAAAGTAAATCTCCAACTTTAATTTCGCCGACCGATTTCCATCCATCTGGTGTTGGGATTCTTGTGAAATTTGGGACCGCTTTGCCAACACCAGAACCTGCTGAACGAAGATATAATTTACCCTTACGTCCACCACGAGTTATGGTATTAACAATATCGCCTTGTAGTTTACAGCCAATCTCAGGCTTCTGTTGTAAGTCAATAATCAACTGTTCAATACCATCAACAGCCTTTGACTCTTCAACAACGCTCTTAAGTACGAACTTACTTTCATAACCATTGATTTCCATTTTCAACATATTGAGAATATCTTCAACAGTCATCTACTCAAATCGTTCGTTAATTTCAGCATAGTTCGGATTGAGAATATCTTCACAATAAATGTGGCTAATATCTCTGCCGGAGTCCTTTTGCAAATCTCTTAAGAAATTGAGTTTCTTAAACTTGTTATAATAGTAGTTAAAGTTTGCAGGCTCTCCAATTGTCTCACAATCTTGTAAGTAAACCTCGCCGTTTTCTTTCTCCATAAGTTCGGCGGCGAGAGCATTCCCTTTCAAATAGTTAATAACATCAACAGAGCGAATATTACCCGCTCCGTCTCCATTATTATATAAGTTGTTAATAGCAGAAAAGATAAACTTATCGAGCGAAGTTGGGAAATCACTCAGCTCAAATCTGTACTTATCTACATTGTTTAAATAATCTGGACGATTCATGAGTCCACCAAGGACTTGGATAACTGTATGGCGGTCAATTTTTATCACTCAGCATCACCTACAATCTGGTCAAGGTCAATCATCTTTTTCTTCTTCCTTGCACCAATGTAATCGCTCGGATTGTATTTGATTTCGATTCTATCCTGCTCCAACTGTTTCTCAATAGCTTCTTCAATTTCAAGTCTCTTCTTTTCTTGTGTTTTATAGTAAAGCGCAGCCTTATCATAGACATATGGAATAATACCAATCGTCTTATACTTATCCTGCACTAGATTCTTTTCAACCTCATAGAAATACTTTAGTGTCAAAAGCTGTGACTTATAATTTATTCCCATGCGATTGAACTTCATCATTTGTGTGACATTCCATTCGCTTACAGGTCGTCCATCTGTATCAGGACCAAAAAGACGATGAATATAAAACCACAAAGCATCACGGTCATCGTTCACCCTCTCCTTTAATTTAAGATTATCCTCATTCAAATGGTTCTTAACTGTCGTAGGAGATATACCAAGCTCCTTTGCAACTTGCGCCATATTCTTACAACTCTTGTAAAGTTCGTTAATCTTTGCAACCAATTCCTCATCGACCTTAACCCTTTTCTTGGTTACAACTTCGACTGGCGCTCCATTATAGATTGCAAGATATTTATTAACCGTTGCTGTACTAATACCGAGTCTTCTGGCAACTTCTGCCTTACTCTTTAATTCTTCGTATAAAACTGGAATTTGTTCAATTACAGCTTCGTCAATTTTCTTTCCCATTGGCTATCACCCTTTTCTTAATCTCTATAATAATTATATCACATTTTAATTCAAAAGTCAAGAATTAAAATAAGAATGGCGGCATGAGCCGCCATTCTTAAATATTATCAAGAAAGTCGGCAGCAGCAGCTACAATACTTCTTTCAATTCTGATAAGCTGAACAGTAGAAAACAGTGGAGCAAATTCAAGACTTTCATGAAGTTTAAGTAATAGCTTCAAACCATTTCTATCCTTGAAGATAGCACTATCTGCCTGATGAATATCTCCATCAAAGAAAATCTTTGTGTTTTTACCACAACGAGCAAGTAATAGTTTAATATGTTCCTCAGTAAGATTTTCAGCTTCACTTACAAGAACAATAGAATCGTCAAAATTACGTCCTCTGATATAGGCGACAGGGACAATCTCCAACTTATCTTCTGAAATCCATCTATTTATCTGGTCAATACCAACCAAATCAACAAGAGGTCCAATTGAAGGAAGAATTTTTTCCATTAAGTCGCCAGGCAGCGCGCCAAGCTCCATAGTGTTCTGGGTGTAAGAGTTATTAGGAACATAAATGATTTTCTTAATCTTGTCTTTCTCAAGCTGTCCAATTGCATAGTTATGAGTAAGGAAAGTTTTCCTTTATACCGCTTCTTTCGAAGTACTTTAACACCAATTTAATGGTCGGAGTAGACTATATCTTCTTCATTATTATTCTCGAAAATTTGTTGCGCTTTTTCATATTTTCGAGTAAGATAGACATTACTATCTTTGTAAAGTACAGTTGCCAACTGTTTTACTTGTGATTTTTTCCCAAATTTAATATGATATGCTGTTCCATAATTTGCTATTTTTGTTTTATTTTTATCATTGAGAAAAGATAGACATAAATTTTGAAAATCAGCACAAATTGATTCATGATATGAACATAAGTCAATGAACCATTGTCCTTTTTTTGACTGATAAATACTTCCGTCTCCATCTATTAAACCTCGTAAAAAATGTTTTAATAGTTTTTGAGGAACAATTGGGAGATGTTTTGTGACATATGTTTTATCTGGAACAATACCATATTTAGATAAATCATTTGCCATTTTTTCACTTCTAAAACTCAATATTGCACTTTCTTTTTTATTTCGTTTATCATATAAAAGTTTAGAATTTACTTTTAATTCATTTCTAAACTCTTCTAAAATATTTTTATCGGATATTTTTAATGAAATTCGTATTAACGGAGAACGCCTTTTATCTAAACTAATATTTCCATCTGCAAAAAATAATCCTAAAAAATAAGCTTTCTTTTCTGTATCTATTGTTTCAAAATAATTTTCTTTTATTGTTCTATTTGTTTTCTAACCTCTTCTTCTTATTTTAATACCATTAGATAATAAAACATTTCTTATTGCTTCAATTCTACAATGATATGTTTGAGCAAGAAAAGTTAATGTTTCTCCCTCTCTATCATACTTAAAACATATTTCATCTTGAATTTTTTTATTAAATTGTCTCATATATTCACCTCCTTATTTTTGATTGCGCTATTTTAATGAAGTGCGGTTTTTCATCCGAAGATTATTATTATTTTAGTCGTTGAACCTTCTAGTTGGCTAAACTAGCTTGGCTGCTGATTACCATATTTATACTCCTATAAACTTAGGCTTCCCAGCAATTAACCGCATTATTCGATATACATTACTGTATAAAGGAGCTATCAATTAACCCGTCCCGAAATGCCCACCGGCATAAATGATAGGAACATTGCTAAGCAAAGCATTCATAAGACAAATCTGTTCAGGATTCCTTGGATAAATCTCGCCGACCCAATTATTCTTAATTGCTTTGCCTTTAATTAAGTGAAAACGTGCGCCATCATACTTGAATATACTTTCCTTACCGAAAGAAGCGTCTTCATATGGCGGCGGAATGATAAGATATTCATTTATGCTGAAGTTATAGTTATCAGTTTCGTAATGACCATTTTCCCTAAGGTCTGCAAGCATTTCATTATACTCGTCGAGACTCATATCATTAACATTCATATAAACAATACCGCAGTAATCGTCCTTCCAGCTGTAGCCTTCAACGTCAACATTATTAACTTCACATCTTACCTTAAAGGAAATATCGTTTGTAACAATAGTTGCGTTTCTCTTTTTCGCAATTTCAAGAAGTACGCCATCGGGGTCTTCTGAATAATCACGAGTAAAATCCCATTCAATGTTGTTCATATTCTTGGCAATATAAACTGCCGCCTTACGAGCCTTCTGTGAAATTTCGGGATTCCTGTTAAGTTTGAGTCCGTCAATTTCCTTTAGAGTTACCATTGCAATAACCCAATATTCCTTAGGGCTAGTAACAATTTGTGGGTAGTCCAAAAGAACATTTGTGTCCAAAATCTTTACCTTTTCGTTCAATTTTCTCAACCTCGCTTATAAAAAAATGGGAAAGGTTCGTAAACCTTCCCCACTTGGATTAAAGTATTTCTTTAATTCTAATCAGAACATTCTGAAGACTATCAATCTGCTCTGGAAGAATTTCAGAAAATTTTGTGGGTTTTCCGAATTCGTTTTCGAGTATTTCAGATGCTTCCTTTGTCTTTTCGTTCTGAACAACCGCATCCCAAAGCTCCTTAGCTTCATTGATTAAATCATCGAATGTCTTTACAACATAAGGATTAACTTCATCTGAAGCTTCGCCACCGGAATGCTTAATCTCCTCATCAATAGCATCAAAGATAGCATTTACGATATTCTCGTAGCTAAATTCAACACGAGGAGTAATATACTTGAAACGAGACTTTGCGAAGAATCTGTCGTCGCCTCTGAAGAAAATAAATCTTTTTCTTTCGCCGGATGCTTCGTCCTTAATCTCACGAATGTAACCAATAACGTCAACCATCTTGTTTACAATATCGTAAGGTCTCTGCGGCAAAGCAGGAGCAATCTGCTGATATTCTTCTCCTTCCTCGTCCTTAAGAGTCTTTTCAGTAGAGTGTGAAATAAAGATAAGACCATAACCAGCGAAAGTTAAGTCTCTGAAAGTTGACTGGAATTCCTTTTTAGCCATGTCATAACCTGCGCCCCAAGGGATATCGGCAAGCTTTTCGACACCTTCCTGACCGCAAATGTACCTTACGCACAAATCCCATGCGGAATCGACAGTATCAATTGCGATACTTTCAAACTTGTCCTTCAACTCTTGCTTACGAATGAGCTGTCCAACCACAGTTTTCCAGTCATTCCAACCCTTAACAGGCTGAACATATACCTTATTAAGAGCATTAGTGCCCATCTCAACGTTAATACCGTGTTTTTCAACATACTTTAACACTCATTTAAGAGTCGGACTAGACTATATCTTCTTCATTTTTAACCTCAAATATATTCGTTGCAATTATATATTTTCGAGGAAGATACATTTCTGCATCTTTATAGCAAGAAGTAATCAACTTCTTTACTAAAGCCTTTTTGGCAAGAGTTACACGATAATTTTTGCCATTTTGTGTAGGCTTATTGGTAATTTCCATTCCCGATACTTTTTCGCATAATAAGAGAAAATCATTACAAATGTTTATTGAATGAGAAGTGAAATTAACTCTATAATAGTTCTGATTAGGATAAATACTTCCATCGCCATCAATTAAACCTCTTAGAAAATCCTTTTCTAAAATTGCTGGAACTTTCGGTAAAACGTTTGTTAAATAGGTTTTATTTTTTACAACTCCGTATTTATTTAAATCTTTTACTATCTTATCGCTTCGAACTGTGCTTAGAAAACTTTCTGTATTTCCTCTTTTTGAATAGATAAGCTTTGATGTAATTCCAAGTTCTTCTCGATACTTTTCAAGCAAAGCAACATCAGAAGCCTTAAGTTCTAAGCGTAATTGAGATTGTTTGTCTTTTTCCTCTGTCACTGACCCATCTGTAAAAATTAACCCCAAAAAATATGCTTTATTAGGTGTATCAATATTTGTAAAATAATCTTCCTTTAAATTAACATTTATTTTTCTTACACGAAGTGGAATATCATTTTTAACCAATATATTTTTAATTCTTGGTTGTGTGCAATGTCGCATTTTTGCAATATTTGTCATAGATAGTCCAGATAAGTAATCTTTACAAATTTCTTGCTCTTCTTTATCATCAATCATTCGCATTCTTTTCACCTCCTGTTGTAAAAATATAAGCAACTAATGAAGTGTGGCATTTCGTATTACTACTACTTAATTAAATAGTCGTTGAACCTTCCGCTGATTGGGCGGCTTGGCTGCTGATTGCCATATCTTTTAAGACTTAGGTTTCCCAGCAATTAACCACATTATTCAATATATATTACTATATAAGGGAGCTATTAAATTAACCCTGCAATAAGAACCTTTGGGAACTGTGCGGCAAGACTTGTCTTACCTACACCCGGCAAGCCGTAAAACATTGCGTACTTACCTTTAAGATTTCTGCTTATTGTCTGAGGTTCAAGTGCCAATAAATCAATTGCCATTATTCAATCCCTCCTTTATTATAGATGGTGCCCTGGCTATTAGAAGCCAGGGTTTACATCGTTAAAGGAAGTATTCTTCTTTGTCTGTGCCTTACCCTTAGTAGCACCCTTTGCCTTCTGCTCTTCAACTCTTGCAGAACGAGCAGCAAGACCAGCCTTGATATCATTAGCATCGTAAGAGTACTCTTCCTCAAGACCACTTGGAGAGCCACCGAGGATGATAAGCTCCTTACGAGTCTGAGTCTTTGTTCTCTTAATAGGCTCACCGAAGCCCTGCTCTTCATACCAAACCTTTGTAGACTGGTTGAAGTTAATCTTACCGTTTATGTTAACAGTATCGCCCTTCTCCCAGTTGCTTTCGATGAAGTTAACTGCATTATCTGATGCGGCGATAAGGTCAATAACATCGACTCTTGTAATACCGTCTCTACCAGTATAACCAACAACTGCCACCTTAACCTTGAGTCTACCAGTCTCTTCCTGATTCTGGTCTATCTCTTTTGTCATATCCATAACAACGCCAGAGAGTTCGAATCTTGCATCCTGCTCAAATGGGTCATTTGACTGACGAGCTGGGTTCATGAAGTTTGAATCAATCTCAAAGCCAGTTCTTACCTGACCGCTTGAAGGGTCAACCCAAATGTTCTCTCTGATGTTACCAGCTGTGATAACAACTCTTGATGCCTTTTCCTTCTCGTCTTCGCCGAGTGAGGCAAGAGAAGTAAACTTCTGAGGCATTTCACAGATGCTTGTGTAAATCTTGCTTACAGCAGAACCATCTGACTTCATTTCCATAGAGAAGAACTTAACAGGAATCTCATTCTCGACCATCTTTCCGCCGATTTCCTGGTCCACCTTAATAGTAGCTTTAGCTGATGCATAGTTCTTACCATCTGCGGTCTGCTTCTGCTCAACTTCAAGCTGGCTAAGAATTCCAGAAATCTCAACAACATTAGTACTCTGTACTTCCTTAATATTTAACATACTTTAATTCCTCCAATAAATAACAATTTTAATAAAAGTGAATTAGGAAAACGGCGGAACCGAAGTCCCGCCAATTTCAGCCGTGTGCGACGTTAAATTATTCAGCGTCAGCAGCAGCAGCGTCTGGGTCGTACTCCATACCTTTCTGAGTAAGGTAGAATACAGAAACTTCCTTCTCCTTACCATCAACAGTACGAGTCTCCTTCTCACGAACAGCAAGCTCCTTGTTTACAAGACCTGTAACGGAACCAACAACTGCTGCAGTTGTCTCGAAACCGAGTGCGTCTGCTACTTCCTTATGAGTAAACTTAACGCCCACGCCATTTCCCTTGAGGTAATCAAAAACCTTTCTTGAATTTGCTGTCATTGTGCCAGTCTTCTTAGTTGCCATTTTAACATCACTCCTTAAAGTAAATTTAATTTATATAAAAATAGCTTAGGCTCGCTATTTTTTTACTATAATCATTATAGCATAAGTTTGAAACAAAGTCAAGTTTTTGATTCGTATCTTTGAATCAATTTTCTCATACTATCTGCCGCGTCAGATTTGTTAACATTAGAACTCAATTTTTCAGCCAAATCACTGCAAAGAACCTTTGCTTTTGCCATCGCAAGAATTTGAGTTTCTGCTCTCTTTGCACAAAAATCGTAACAAATACCGATGTAAGCAATATCCTTAGCGGATAGCTCTTCGTTCTTTTTAACTTTCATAAGAACCTCTTCATACTTCGCTACATCAGTCTGTAAGCCTTTTGCAAAGTTAAGTGACTTCTCATCATTGAATTTGTTCTCATTGATTATTCCATTGTCTGATACAGGTGCAAGTAAATTATAATGAGTATCAATAATAGAAGTTATTGCTGCAATCGTAGGGTCTCTATTCTGAGCAATGAGTTCTCTTTTTTCTTCAAGAGTCATTGGTATCTCCTCCCTTAACTTTCTATATTAAGTATATCACATTTTTGAAGAAAAGTCAAGGATTAAGCTTTCGCTAAATCCACAACTTTTGCTCCTTCGGGAATTTTCATTCCCATGACACCAGTTGCATCTCTTGAAGCAACCTTTATCTCGGCAGAGTTAATCTTGATTAAACCTCTTGTCGATATAACTATTATATCGCAATCGTTATTCAAAGTCAAGAATTTAACTACCCTATCGTCCTTACGGACTCCTGAGATTTTCTTACCCTTTGTACCACGAGTACACTCTGGAAATTCAGAAAGCTCTGCCTTCTTTACAAGACCATTTGCAGTAGCTGTCATAAGATACTTACCGCTAATAATCTTAGAATCAATAACTTTATCGCCTTCGTTAAGTTTGATACCGCAAACACCAGCGGCAACTCTACCGATAGCATTTATCTTTTCTGTATCTATTATAACAAAATTGCCATTAAAAGTCAAGATTCCGATAGGCTCTTTATTTATTGTATGGACAGCAATGACTTCGTCATCATCCTTCAAGTTAATAGCCTTGAGAGACTTACCCTTCTTGAAGTTATACTCTTCCTTGGCAGTCTTCTTTACTATACCATTTTTAGTTACAAAGAGAATATACTCAGCAGTCTCGCGGCGAGAAAGTGTAGTAATAGCAGTAATTCTTTCGCCGGGTTCAAACTCAAAGAGCTGTGCTGTATTTATCTTTGCATCTACAGGTAAATCTGCAATGGCACTTCTATAAACTTTTCCCCTGTTTGAGAAAAGAAGAAGATAACCCAAGTTGTCGTCTGAGATAGTCTTAGCGATAATCTCATTATCCTGCATCTTAATCTTAGAACCCTTACCACCACGATGTGTAGTCATAAGTGTAGAAGAAGTCTGAGTATAGATATTGCCAAGAGTTGTGAAGTGAAGGAGAAGTTCCTTCTTTTCAATAACTTCTGTATCTTCATCGCTGCCCTTATAATCAAGGTTCATGAGTCTGGTTCTTCTTTCGTCGCCATATTTCTTAGCAACTTCCTTCAAATCAGTTTCAATTTCCTTGTAAAGAGTATCTCTATCGCTAAGAGCAAGAACGTGATATTCTCTGTCCTTTGTAAGCTGTTCCTTTTCATCTTTAAATGACTGGATTTCAAGTGTTGCCAAACGACCAAGCTTAATATCAATAACTGCCTTTGCCTGAGCATCAGTATAACCAAAACGCTCAATTAACTTAGCCCTTGCTGCGGCGGTACTTGATGAACCTTTAATGATAGCTACTACTTCATCAACATTAGCCAATGCAAGACAGATAGCTTCAACAATAGGAAGTCTTTCATCAATCTTTCTGATATCATATTCGTGCATCTTTGTTCTTACAACAATCTCATGGTCAAGATGAGCCTGAAGAGCTTCCTTCCAACCGAATACTCTTGGACGAGTACCATTATCAAGCATAGTCATGTTGATAGGGAAGAAACTCTGAATTGCTGTATATTTATAAAGATTACGAATAACACTTGCTGGGATTGCTCCTTTTTCAAGCCATACAGTTATATCTACAATTTCCTCAGAGGAATCTGTAAATCTCTTAATACCTGCGCAAGCTGTTGCAGGAATTCTCTTTGTAACTGGTGCATTAGGGTCTGGATTGAACAATCCACCAAGCTGATTATAGATACGGTTAGTTGCAACTCCATAAGGAACTTCTGTTACCTGAAGTGTGTTCTCCTTATCATCATACTCAATAGTACCACGAATAATCGCAGACTTACCCTTACCAATCCTTAAAGATTCCTTAACTTCATCAGCATTAAGAATTGTACCACCGGTTGCAAAGTCAGGAGCACAATAGATTTCATCAAAATCAATGTCAGGATTCCAAAGCAATTTAATCATTGCTTCATTAACTTCTCTTAAATTGAACTGAGGAATACTACTTGCCATACCAACGGCAATACCAGTTGTACCATTTACAATATTATAATAGCCCAATGAAGGTAAAACAGCAGGGAACTGTTCTGTGTTATCGAAGTTATCGAACCACATATCAATGCTCTCTTTTTCGATACCATTAACCATTTTTGTTCCCATTTCGCCTAATCTCATTTCAGTATAACGAGGTGCGGCGAAATCGTTCAAGTGAGCATAAGTACCCATATTACCAATAGTATCCTCAATAGGATATCTCATGCTAATAGGACTACCCATACGACACAAAACACCCGCCATCGCCGCATCGCCATGAACATAGAAATGTTTCATGGCAGACACGATACTAAGGTGTGTCTTTTTATGAGCGCGCTTATATGTAATTTTATCAAGAACCTGTGAATACATACCCATACGCTGTGATGGCTTAAGACAGTCTCGGACATCAAAGATGGCGCGATGCTGAATAGCCATTGCGGCATAAGTACTGAAACTCTGTTCAACTCTGCCCTTTAAATCCACTTTCATTTTATCACTCCTTTTATATTATAATTATAACACATTTTTAAAGTAAAGTCAAATATTACATTTCACCATACTTGCTGAAGTCGATATTCTCGAAAATGAATTCCTTCTTAGGACCAACATCTGCACCCATAAGTGCTTCGAGAGCCTCCATAGCTTCAGGTGTGTACTCAAAAATTTCATGTGCTTCAGGACAATCGAAGATTGCTTCACGAAGTTCTTTCTTTTCAAGCAAACCAAGACCTTTTACACGTCTTACATTACCGGGGAGTTTTCTTCCTCTCTCATTGTAATCTTCATCAGTATAGAAGTAGGTCTGCTTACCCTTGTTCTCAACAATGAAGAGAGGAGCATGATACCAACCAACTCTTCCCTGCTTAACGAACTCAGGACAAATCTTCCAAATGGCAACAAGACCAAGCAAGAAGATATGAAGACCGTCAACATCAGGGTCAACGAAGAAGTCGATATAACCATATCTTAACTTCTTTATATTAAGCGACTTACCATAGTCGAAACCTACTGCAGCCTGTAGTTGCTTAATTTCACCGTTATCAAGGAACTTATCTTCTGAACTACTGAGACCATTGATAATCTTACCACGAGCTTCGAAGATACCCATTGTGTCTTTGTCTCTACCCTTCTTAGCAGAACCACTTGCAGATTTACCCTCACAGATAAGGAGACGAGAATTCTCGCCAAGGACCTTTGCATCGCTTACCTTATCGAGAATCATACCCTTCTTAGTTCTCATTTCAGAGACTTCCTTTGCGGCATTAAGAATTTTCTCTCTTAAAACGTCAGCAGCCTTTTCAGCCTTCTGGAACCTTTCAAGAGACTCAATCAATGCGGCGTATTCGGGAAGTGCAGAGAACTCTGTTAATCCCTTTTCAAATGCTTCTGAAGCAAGTGTACGAAGATTTGGGTTGTTAATCTTACTCTTAGTCTGGTTTGCAAATGAAGGATTTGCAACCTTACAGTTAATTGCAAATACCAATCCCTTACGGATAAGCTCAGGGTCAAATGACTTGCCACTTAAATTTTTAATCTTTGTAGTAATCTTAGTCTTTGCACCTGTTACAGGAGAACCACCTTGTTCACAGATTAACCCATTAACAAAAACATATTCTTGTGTCGGATCGCCTGTCCACATAAATGCAATTTCTACTTCATCTGTATTATCTTTCGCATTGGCAACAATTGGCATGTTCATAAGAGGCTTATTAACATTTTCTTTAATAAAATCTGCAATACCATTTTCAGAACAGTATTCTATTTTCTTTTTTGATATTTCATCATAAACAACAAAAGTAATTCCTCTTGTTAAATAAGAAGTTATTTTAATATTTTCACAAATTTTTTCAAAGGTAAATCCTTCTGTCATATTCTTGAAAACTTCTTTGTCAGGTTTAAATTTGATATATGTGCCATGTAAATCGGGATTTTCAGATTTGCATTCCTCATATGAAATAAGATTTCCTTTTTTAAAATAAACTTTTGCTTGTTTTCCTTCTCTATAAGAAATACCTTCAAAAAATTCAGAAGACAAACAAGTTGCTTTAATCCCGATTCCATTTAATCCACTTACCATAGTATAATTTTTATTATTAAATTTTCCACCAGTATGTGAACGAGAAAAAATAGAAACAAGAACGTTTTCGCCATCTTCTCTTATGCCAAATGGAATACCTCTTCCTTCATCCTTAATTGAAACAGTATTTTCTTTTTCATTTACTGTAATAATTATTTTGTTTCCAAAACCCATTAAAGCTTCATCAGTAGAATTATTTACTCCTTCTTTTAAAGCTTGATAAATGCCTTCGGTATCGTCGGTTCCCAAATACATGGGGATTCTTGCCCTAACACCGTCTTTAAAAGATAAAGACTCAATATCTTCAATTCCATAACTATTCATTATCTTCCTCCTTTTAAAAGAGCCTATTCGACAGTTTCTACCGAACGTTTTCTCTAAGTTCTTAGTGAATAAGAAATGTTCTAATAATAAGTTTCCCCTTTATTAATACGTTCTATAACTTTTCTGCTTACATTAAAATATTTTCCTATCTATTCCATTGAGCAAGAAGACTCTTTTAATAAATAAAAAATATCTTCAATATTTTTTCTATTTTTAAGAATATTTCTATCATCATTTTGTTTTAATGAATTATCTAAATCTAATTTAGAACGACTTTTATGAGAAGTAAATCTTTTCTGAGTATTTATTGCCTACCCTATGTAAACTTTATTATTTATCGTATTTTTTATAATATATACGTCTTTTAACATAATTTCACCTCACTTTATCTTTATTTCTATACTTTATTATAGCACAAAATAAAAGAAAAGTCAAGATGTTACTCTTGACTTTCTTCCTCACTTTTTATTTCATCGTATGGGCTTGGCTTTCTTTTTCTTGGGGTTGGATTATAATATTCATTACACATCGTAACTCCGCGTTGGTTTGGTGTTCCTTCGCAAAGCCAACAATCTCCACATCCAGGAGCGCCACCGTTATAATAAGCGATAGCGCAGGTTTTACATATACAAGAATCACATTTGTTCATAAGCGTCACCTCCATTTAAAAACCATACGAATTAGCGATTTTTTAAATAGTTTACCACAGAATTAACTGCACACGCACCATCTGAGGCGGCGGTAAGAGCTTGACGTAACATTTTACAACGAACGTCTCCTGCGGTGAAGAAGCCTGGGATTGTAGTATCTCCATTTGCAGTAGCCATTACATATCCCTGTTTACTAAGTAATTCTGAACAGTTATTTCTCAAAGGTTCTGTATTAGGAATCATACCAATAGCAACAAAGACGCCTTCTGCAAACAGAGGACCTCTTACTCCTTTACACAATATCCAACAAACTCCTTCATTATCTTTAGAAATTGAAGTAACTGGTGCGTCATACCAGATATGAACATTGTGAAGTTTTGAAACTCTGTCAAAAGTAGCCGGTGCGGCAGTAACATTTTGGTCACACATTACAATGTAAACATCTTTACAAATCTTTGAAAGATATTCTGCTTGTGTAAAAGCTACGTCTCCACCGCCAATAACAGCAGCTCTTTTATCTTTGTACAAAGGACCATCGCAAATTGTACAATAATGAATTGGAGTTCCTTGGTCAATTTTTGCGGGTAATTCCCTGTGCTTACAGCCACACGCATAAATAATTGACTTGGCGGCACCAACCCATTCATCCTCAGTAATAACTCTGAAAGTACCATCAGACTCGATTTTTATTTCCTTAACAGTATGCTGTTCTATTGAAATGTTATTTGCTAAAAGCTGGTCATGTAAAGAATCGGCTAAATCAAAACCAGACTGACTGGCGGCACAAGGATAGTTCTCTACAAGAATAGCATTTGCAATCTGTCCATACTCATACTCGTCAAAACCAACTAAGGTAAAATCGAGATTTGCTCTTTTCGCATATAGTGCGGCAGTCATTCCTGCCATTCCATTACCAATTATAATTAAATCTTTCATTTATTTTCTCCATTCATAAACTATATATAATTTATCTTTGTTAATCATAATTTTTCACTCCATTGATTATCACTACTTAATTGAACTCCAAGCAATTCATCAAAGTGACTTGGTTTATTAGGAATAAAGCGTCCAAACTTAACAATTATATTTGATTCAGTTGTTTCTCTTTGGAGTCTTAATAACAAATCTTCGATTTCATGAGGATAATAACCCGTATAGATAACAATATCAGGCATTTCTTTTATATCGAAGCAAGTGATGTATAAGACTTCCATTATTTTAATGAGTTCAATCATATCCTCAAAATCGTCAAATGGTTCAAGACCTCCAAAGACAACAGCTTTTGTGATAGGATTTTCATAGAAACGTGTTGCAATTTCCATTTTATCCATATCAATAGTAGGTGCAAGAGCGAGGTCTGAATTTTGACAGACCTCACAACCACACTCTTTATCACATTTAAAAGTACAATGCGGCATACCAATGAACATAGAGGGCTTACCGTATTGACAAAAATCTTCATCAATTAAGTTCTTTATTTCCATTATTTTACTCGCCTCCATCCTTTCATACTAATTTTCCAACTATATCATTAGCTGGCTCCCAACGGCGCATTTTATATTCAGCTTTTCTTGGCTTTGTCCAAGTCTTAATAGGTGTTAAGAAGCCGACTATTCTGCAATACTCTGTAGCAATAGGCTTACCACAAATAGGACAAGTTGTTCCATAGAAGGCATGATTATCTTCACAAGCCTGAATCTTTGTATTGAAGGCAAAGTAAGTTACACCCTGGTCAGCAATATACTCAACCATCTGCTTTGCAGTTTCATAGTTCTTGAAAGGTGCGTCAATATTTGCATGAAGTATTGACTTAAATAGAATATTTTTCTTGTAATCTTTTTTCAACATAATTTTTAAGCTCTTCTTTTCTTTTACAATTATTCACATATTCAAGTATTTTATCATCATTTCGAGTAGAGCGAAATTCTTTAAATAACATTTTTTCAGCGATATATCGTACATAGACTGCATCTTCCATTTTTTCATATCTACCAAGATAGCATTTAATTCCATCCATTCGTATTTCCGCAGTCCATTTTTTACGTTCTTTATCAAAAAATACGCCCGCAACTCCAGATTTATTATTAGATAAAATTGCTTTATTTATTAAATTTTTTGATTGTGGAACAATTCTTAAATTACTTCTTCTATTATCAGCGCGATTTCCATTGATATGGTCGATAACCATATTATCTGGTGGAGATAATAACCAAGTATGAATTTGAATTGGTTGATAATTTCCAGTAAAATACTGTCCTTTCCAAAATCTCCATTTTCTTGTTAAAACTAATTCTAAATCTTCTGTATCAATAAGAAACTTACCTGAAGGTTCATTTTTTTTATTAAAACAATAAATCCAAGTTCCTTCTGGAGTAATTTCATATTCATTACAATCAAAACAAGTCTTTGGACTTTCATCTAAAAATTTTCCATACTTTACATACTGTGAATAATGTTTTCCACAAACTATCATATGAATACCATGATAGTTAATAGGATGTTGATTTGTTGATGGGATATCCTTCCCACACTGATTACATTTCATTAATATTCCTCCTTTAGACTATCTCTTCTTACTTGGTGGGCAATCCCTCCACTGTAAGTTGTGCGCTTGGAAATGGTGTCTATCTCCATTTCTACTGGGCTACATTCATCACCCATAGTCGTTACACCTTTCTTTTTTTAAAAGACTTGGCACGGTATTAGTCTCCATCCACCGTTAGCCCCACTTTTGGGACACCCCTAGACAAGGTTCACACAATTTATTATTAAGGTGGCTCAATCTTCATCAACCACCATTGCAGAAACCATCGAACAATGCCTGCACACGAACTCTTTCCTGTAAAGTTGACTTAATACCAAGAGGCATGAACTGATTACCATAAAGCGGCAAATCATAAATATTTGCATCTGGATAGAAGAACTGGTCTTTCTTCATCAACTTAGCCGCGGCGTTTTCACCCAATCTGTTACTTTTATGACCAAATATTTTTAGAAGAAAAAGTAATTTGATATTTACTTAAATCTTCTTTATATATTTGGCGGAAATGGTTCTTCTTTAAAGAGTCTTTACTCTTGACCATTTCTCTCACTCTTCAATATATAAGTGAAGTTCAGACTATCGCATCTCCAATATTTTAGTCAATTTGGAGGTTCCACATTTAGTCGTTCACGCTACCATTACGCTTGCGCCCTGTTATCTTTATAAGAAACGCTAACTTATAAAGAACTCCAAGT